ACGCATTCAAGCGGAGGCGGCGGGCCGTATGACTTCAGCCCTGGGCTTCAGCACAGTGTTCCTTGGCCTTGGGGCTGCCGGGACGCTTACAGGCGCTGGTCCAAAGGACAAGGACCGTAGAGCCATTATGAAGTTGGCTGGTTGGCAGCCTTACTCTGTGAAGATGGGTGATAAGTACATCAGCTACCAGCGCCTAGATCCGTTTGCCACTGTGGCTGGTATTTGGGCTGATATGGTGGACTACGCCAGATACGCGGAGCGTGACGGCCAGCCTGAGCTTGAGAAAGTGATGATGGGAATGATTGTCAGCCTTGCACACAACCTGCAAGCCAAGTCCTACCTCCAAGGGATCACGCAGCTTACGGGTGTCTTGACGGACCCAGAGATGAACGCCTCTAAGATGACTGGACGAATGGCTGCTGCCCTGACGGTCCCGGCTCTGGTGGCCTCGCTGCGAGAGCTTACGGACCCCAACATGGTGGAGGTCCGAGGCATCCTTGACCAAGTGATCTCCAGGGTGCCTTTCCTGTCTACAGCCCTCTTGGACCCACAGCGCACGATTCTAGGTGAGCCCGTGAACAAGAAGAACATGGAGGGTGCAGAGCGTTTGGCATCAGACCTAGGCGGTGTCTTCCTCCCGATCCTGACGAACACCTCTACGGACGATGTAATCCACATGGAGCTTGCGGAGCTTGGGTATCCGTTCAGCAACCCGCCGCGTCACAAGTACGGCATTGACCTTACGGACCACAAGAACTCCAAGGGCCAAACGGCGTATGACCGCTGGATGGAGCTTGTGAGCACTACGACTCTCGGCCTGACGACCAAGCGTTCTCTACGCTCGTCGCTGAAGAGGCTGATCAACTCAAGAGGCTACCAGGCGCTCCCTGTTGACGGTGTGAGCGAGGTAGACCAAGATAGCCCGAGGGTGGCTTTAATCCGCCGCTTGATCACCCAGTATCGCGCAGTAGCTCGGATGCAAATGCTCCGAGAGTTCCCTGAGATCGCCAGGGCCGCACGTAATCAACTGGTGGCTAACAGAGCAATGCGTCAGGGCGTGAACCCTGAGATGATCCGAAACCAGCTTTTCCCTATGGAGTAACCGATGGCCGATAGCTATGTGACAGCAACGGGTGACGGGACGGCAGGCCCGTTCTCGTTTTCCGTGTTGGACTACCTAGATGTCGCGCACATTGGCGTGAAGGTAGAAGGTGATGAACAAACGCTCACCGAGCACTACACGATCTCTGGTACCGATGTAACATTTACCACAGGTTATGAGCCAGCGTCCGCGACAGTGATCAAGATTTATCGGGCAACACCGCGCTCTAAAGCCAATCGCCTGGTGGACTTTGCCGATGGTACTGTGCTCCATGAGGGGGACTTGGATACAGCCGCCCTCCAGAACCTCTATATTGCCCAGGAGGCCTTTGAGGAGAGCGGGAATGCGGTGTCTTATGACGCCTCACTGGGTGCATACACCGCAAGTTCGCTAGAGATCAAGAACCTTGCGGAGCCAACGACCGATAGCTCGGCCGCGTCCCGTAAGTACGTCACGGATACAGCGTCCTTTGGTGTCCCTGGGATACCCCAGCAGGACAACTCGACCTTTAATGGTTCAACGACTCAGCGGACACTGGTGGGCTGGACGGGTGTGAGTCAGTCGATGGTTCTAGCGGCCCTTGATGGCGTAGTGCAGATCCCAGGTACAGACTTCACCTTGGACGAGGTGGGCGCAGATACAGTTCTAACGATCATTGGCGTAACCCAGGGTGCCCTCGCTGGAGTGAAGCTCAATGTCCAGAACTTCGGTGTCGCCAAGTCGTCTAATACGATTGATGATGGCAGTGTGACTGAGGCCAAGCTGGCCACTGACGCTGTTACGGCAATCAAGATTGCTGCCAATGCTGTTGGTGCCAGTGAGATTGCTACAGGTGGCGTGGGTTATACCCAAGTAGCCGCCAATGCCGTGAACCTGACGAGGATCAAGAAAACTGGGTTTACCAGCAACAATAACACAGGTAACTCAACGTTCCTGAAGGTAGCATCGAACACCTCTGATCTGAGCTTGGGGACCCTGACGGCTGCTGAGATCACGGACCTGAACTCAACGCTCAACGCCAAGCCTATCAGCATCTTCGCGGCAGCCACGGGTAATGTTGTGCTTGGCAATGGGATAACAAACTATAAGATCGTCAATCTCAGGAACCCGACTGCCGATCAGGATGCAGCCACACGCAAGTATGTAGATGATGCAATTGCAGCGGTTGGCACTCCAGGTCTAATAAAACTTGGCACCTACACCCTTGGAAGTACATCGACTTCATTTGCCATCGAGGGTTGGTTCGATGCGGCCTATCACTCCTACGAATTTGAGTGCTACAACTTCACACAATCTGGGTCAAGCTATCCTATATATGCCATAGTCATGGAAATGGCAGATTCTAACGGCACATACAGAATTGGTAGTTCCGATGTAAAAGTCTATCAGGAGGGCTCGACCTATTCGTCAGGGGGTAACCGTAGATGGGGCCTGGCCACCCCAGGCATGGACGATAACAACACAGAAGAGTTCAAGTTCAACTTCAAACTCTGGCTGCCAAACAACAACACAGCTTACACCGATAACAAACTGGTGCAGAGTACGACAACCGGGTGGGGAGGGTACGCCAGTTCCTCCGGGTCTTTCTACGCGGGCTACGTTTACGCCAACTACTTCAAGTACAACACTGGCGTAGTCACCAAAATTAGATTCAGGGCCGCCACTGGTACGACAGCCGGAAACTACAAGAGCATTCGCTCAGGGGCCAAAGTCATCGTATACGGAAGAACCTTCTAACCATCTGAGTCTTATGACAACCAAAGTATCCGCAACCGTAACGACCTTTGCTGGGCAACTGGCCCCCATCGGCACCATACTCCCCTACGCCGGAGCCTCGTCGCCTACTGGCTGGCTGATGTGTGATGGGTCCGCAATAAGCCGAACGGACTACGCGGCCTTGTTTAGCGTGACTGCCGATAGCTTTGGCGTTGGGGACGGCAGTACCACCTTTGAGCTACCTGACCTTCGTGGTCGTATGCCCATTGGACAAGATGACATGGGTGGCGTATCGGCTGTACGCATGGCCGTAGGGGACGAGGGGATCGCCGGGTCCACCTTTGCATCTACAGGTGGCAAGGCCCTGGAAGCAGAGGCAGGCAAGAGCCACGGTCTCATCATCAACTACATCATCCGGGCAAGCAGCACTGACTGATGTCCACACACGAAGACCTCCTATTGGTCATTGGACGCCTTGAAGGCAAGGTTGACTGCATACTTGCGACCATGACTACATACGGGCAAGAGATCGAAAAGCTGGAGTCCCGTGTGCGCGAATTAGAACAGAGCCGATCTTGGGCTCTTGGCGTTGCAGCCGTTGTAGGCGCAACGTGTTCCTTGGGCCTGAATCAAATTGGAGACTTCCTATGAGCAGAACACACCTGATGTTAGACATCACAGCCAAAGCGTCAGGCTCTGAAAACAGCGTGACGATTACGCCTCTTTACCGCACCAATGAAAGTGGTGCCCTACAGGTCAAGGTGACTGCGGGGAGCTGCGGCAACGTCAAGCTCCAGGGCGTAGCCCGACTAGGCCTGAATTGGGTCGATCTCAAAGTCACTGATGACATGGGTGGGTCTGGCGAGCCTACAGAGGTTCTGTTCACCAACCTGGCACTCCTGCCACACCTTCGCGTTCGGATGATCCAAGCATCCAACGTATCTCTCAAAGCCTACATAATGGAGTAATCCGATGTCCCGTGTACATGAACTTCTACAAATGACCGCCCCAGACACCTCTGATGTTACCGGGGATCAATTCAACCTTCAGATGCTTGAAGATGAGTCGGGTGCAATCCAGTACGCCATCACTGATGGAAGCTGCACTGATGTGGAACTTCAGGGTCGTTTATCCGCAGACCTTGGCTGGATGAAAATTGCGTCCAGTGGGGCTTTGAACTCTTCGGACAATAACGTGGTGCAAACCAACGTGGCCATACTTCCCCAGATGCGTGCCGTGATGAAGGCCCCCACATCGGGCTGCCAAATCTACGTTTACCTCATGGAGTAACATGAAGAAGAAAAAGAAGAAGGCCCTCGGTAAACGCCGTGGCCTAAGCATCAAGGGAGCCTACTGATGAGTGACCTTGGCAGACTCCTTGAGGAACTCCACAACGAAACAGCCCAAGTTCTCTTGGACCGCATCAAGAGCGGAGAGGCCACAGCGGCTGACCTTTCCGTAGCCCGTCAATTCCTCAAGGACAACGGCATTGATTCCCCTGTGTTTGTGAGTTGGCCCAACTAGCT